TATTCCACACAATGCTGTGGGTCACACTGCGTAGCGTGCCAACGAAGCTGCGCGCGGTAAACTCCATCGGCCGGTTTGGAAAGCAAACACTCGGCCTCGGCAGAGCGCGGACGTTTGCACTGCGCGCGTCAGCATTCCACTTGGCTAGTTGGATCTCTGTGAATAATTTTGCACCCTCAGGTGAAACAATCAAACCCTTAGGGTCACATATTTCTGTCCGAACGCCAAACTGGGGGACAAGTGAGCTAAGTATGGTTAACTCCAGACGAGACCCCAGTTGAAGAGCTTCACCGAGATTTGAGTAACCTTGAAAGATTGAAGGCCAGCACAGCATGCCAGTCCGTACATGTTCGTCACTAAAGCTGCGTTCCCAGCCAATTGTGCTGGCCTTATCGATCAGGTAATCCTTTTGATATGGGCCGCGCTTCTCTTCTCGGTCCAGCACAAACGCGCCTGGCGGCGCATGTCTAAGCCTGTCCCAAGTAATCTCCTCTGTTCCAAAATCATCAGGCTCGAAGTTGTACAAGGGCATCTCACAAATAAGATCACCTCGTGGGCTGGCATAAAAGCTGAACTCAATACGTTCCATCAGTGCATAGATCAAGGCCAAACGAGTTGTCCAAGTCGTTTCCGTAGCAACTGTGCAAATGTCCTTTAATAAAACATTTCGATTCGTGTTCGGCCCTAATGACTGTGGTAAGAACATTAGCAATCGTCCTTCGATCGGAAACAGCTCAGGACGCGTACCTAGCAATGTTATTAAGTCGTTGGTTTCCGGTTGATTGTCTGAGATAACAGGTTGTCCGTCAGAGCCAATTGTCACTTGGTCCTTTAACGACTCCGCTTCATCACGACGCTCCCACAGGATCATGTTGTCGATATCACTCAGGTAGACACGGTGATCGACGAGCGCTAAGTACTCTGCTAGCGATGTAATGGTCATGACGCGCTTATCTAAGTTTTCGTTGAAGCCCTGAGTTGGTTCTTGTCCTGGTATTGATAGCACGGCGATGATGCTTCGGTCGAAGTCAAATGCGCCTGTTGCATCAAAGCTGGCTTGAACAGTCGTAGTGCCGTTGCCGTTGCGCCCAACACGCTCATATTGGAACGTTTGAGGACTGGGTATATTTTGTCCAGCGCCGAGCCTTAATTGTTCTCGTATATCGGCGCCAAGAGGTGCGCTGCCGAAAACAACTAAATACAAAAATTCGGTAAGTGATAAATTTGCAAATCCATTACTAAAAAATGTGCGGTATACAGCATCTTGAGCTTGTCGTTGTGCATCAATGTTGAAAATTCCCGGATTCGTCGTAATTCGTGCATAGCGTAAGATCCGTGAAACATCTTCACAGCGTAACGTCACCGTTTTAGTATTATTTTCGTCAACAGATTCGGTCCAATCACTAACCCAACCAGCAAACATGTGGTACCAAACGGATGGGTTCGATGGGTCCCGGAAAAATATGCGAACAGGATCATTTGTATGAAAAATGCATTCGCCAACCTGGAACGGGTAGCGGAAGGCTTCGCCACGAAGGTGTCGCAAGCTTCGATTATTCGTTGTGGTAATATTTCCCAATTCGTCAAAACTTGGTTGGTCGATTTCTTGAATCACATTAAATTTGTCGAGAAGTACGCGACGTTTTAGCGGATCGCGAACTTGCGTGGAAATTGCTTCACGAACTGCACGATCAATATGATCTGCAGCTTCGGCCGTGGTTTCTCGAATGGTGTTTGTGATCGGCTGAAAAATTTGTTGTGATGCTTGTTTACTGGCGCCTAGTGCCGAAAATGTTTGTACGAAATCCTCGGCAGTCGTCTTTAGATGCGCCAACTGAATATCAACGTCAACGTCAGGAAACAACGCGAATATATCCTCTTCAGTAATGATGTAACGATCTTGTCCTGTTGAGCTTATAATCGCGTCATGCTCATTCTCTTGCGTCCGTCCGGCATTAACAAGAACAATCTCAGCAGTACTTGGTGCGAACCCGTCTTGATGGGTGACGCTGACTGAAATGGCGTCATCAGTAACTTCTTCACCAAACACAAATACACGAAGACCAGGATATAAGTTCCTGACGACCATATGTTACCCTTTCGAGCTGTCAACACTGACCCCAAACAGTGATGACACGTCGGTAGCGTCAGCTGGTGCATTTGCGCTTGCGAATGTAACTTCTTCAATATACGTATCTAAATCCGGCTCTGTGTTGGTGACTGTAAATTCGAAACTGTAATCACGACTGTTCGGCTTGTCGGCGCTTTCCTCAAAACTCATAACTTGGTTGAAAAACCCACTGAATGTAATTGGAACTGGAAGTGCCTGTGAAGAATAGGTCAGTGCGAAAACGTTTGTAGTATTGTTACCCAGCAACATTGGCTCACGCGTTAACTGCCACAAATTCAGGAATACTTGTAACTTGCTCATTGCACCTGTCTGGTCTGATGAAGGTAATGCCAAATCACCACGAAGATCAATGTTTCCGGTGTTTCCTGCAAATTTGATAACTAAAATATCATTATTCTGTCCCTTCTTGTTCGTCCAATGAAAAAACACACTACCATCGCGCGTATCCTGACGGGTAAACCGTTTTGGTTGGTCAAAAGTCACACTTTTTGGGTTGATTGCCATGACGATATTTGGTGTCATGCTATTCGAGACGCTAAATCCTGGTGCCAAGTCGAAAGATGTAGCATCCGGACGGAAGCCAAGAGCTAGCAACGCCGCCTCTGATGGCGTGTCAGATGAAGAACTATAAGCATACGCTTGCCGTAATGTTGACGTGAACACCCAATGTTGTAGCTGCGCGTTACCTGTTGGTCCTGTTGATCCTGCATTAAAAAGACCCGTGAGAGCCTGTGCGATTGGTATACCCACCATGACAATTACGGCCTTTCCGGCGTCGCCCCGGGTTTAGCGTGAAATGAAATTGTCACTTTCATTTTTTGCCCACCCTGCACTAGCGCGGCGGCTTCATCACTGTGCAAAAATCGTTCCACTGCTGCTTCGTGTGCCGGCGCAGCTGTGGTTCCTTGTGTCATCAGGCTACGCGAGACGCGCTTGACCGCTGAATATAATTTCTCACGTGACTTCTCAGGCAACCTTTCTTCTTGAATTAATCTATTTACGATTCCTGCGGTATCATGCTGAAATGTATTACGCCCGCGCAACTCCGGTGCGACGTCTGCACCTCGACCTGCGCCAAGAGCGTTTGGTATGACGAGGCCTAAGTCGCGCGCAGAACCGCCAAGTTCCTTACCAATAATTCCGCCAGCGCCCTGAATTTTGGTCCAAGCATCCTTAGTAGCGCGCTCAAGTCCCATAGAGGCGTCACTGATCGCGTCCCAATCAACCTTTTCGCCGGTAACGTATCCCCGAATTATTTGATATATAAGGCTCAACTGACCGAAACCTGCCATCATTATTTTCATCAACCCTGAACCAAGCTGACCAATTGCATCCCTGATAACATTCATATGCCGTTCGAACACGTTGGTCTTTTGTGCTTCTTTATCAAGCATACCCTTTAGTCGCCCGCTTTGCTGCTCAGCCAATTTTTTGATGGCTCCTTGGTCCTTGCCGCCGGCTTCTTGTAAGCGCATAAGTGCATCAGCCGCCTGTGCATTGCCCCCCAAGAATTGCTTTAACATGTAATATTGTGATGCCTCGTCATTCGTGTTTTCTTTCGTTATTTCGATTAGTTCTGCGATACTTGCACCAAATTGTTCGCCTGCGCCAAGTGTACCGCGTTCGAATTGAGTTCCCGCCGCAAGACCCGTAACGCGCCCGCCAGTCATACGTTCGCCGAGAATAGCCTTCATGCCAATGTCCATATTAGCGAGTGCGTCTGCTGCGCCTTGTATGCCAGAAGCCGCCATTGCCGCCGCTCGACCGCTTTGCATACCCATTCTTTGGTATTGTCGACTTACGGTAGCGATAGTATCCGCGATAGATTCAGCCTCAACGCCTTGCATACGCAGGGCACTAGTTGCCTGCGTTACAACCGAAGAGAACATTGAAAACTTCATACCCACAGCGCCTGCAGCCAGGCCAATGTTTTTTGTTAATGTCACCGAGTCGCGCAATGACATGTTTGTATCAATAATAAGCTGACCTGCGGTCTTAAAAGCCGCGCCTCCGCCCTCAAAACCCTGATCGAGCACAAAAAGAGTTTCGCCTAGCGAGCGCGTAGCCCCATCAGTCTTAAAAGCTGCTCGTGAAGTTTTGCCAAAAGCTTGTTCTGCTGTTACGCCAAAATCGGATAACCCAGAGGCCAATGACTCAAGCTCACCAGAAATGTCCCGACCGAGTTGAAGGCTTAAGCGTCGAATATTGCTTCCGAGTCTGCCTGCGATGTTATTGCCGACGTCACCAAGTCCTTCAAATTGCTGTGCTATCTTATTGCCACGTGCAGCGTACTCGGCTTCTTTCCATTTGCCGAACATCATAAGCCCAAGCAGGCCGCCGAATGGCAGTCCGGCAATTCCAATCGACGCCAAATGTTTTTGAAACCCTTGAACAACGCCGGTCGTACGCGCAGCTACACGCGCTACAGCATCAGGTCCCTTAGCCCCACCAGTCCCCGCTTGTCCACCAAAACTTGACAGTCCCTTAAGCTTCGCGCCGACTTTGCCCATACCTGCGACCATGCTGTCTGATAGTTTCTTCCACCTAGACTCTGCGCGAGCAGCCATTCGATCGAAATCTTTTGATGCGGCGTCAAAAGTACTACCTAGTGCAGACTCCAACGCCTCTGCGTCCATACGCAGTCGTTGCAGATTCTCTGCCATTGCGGCAACGACCTCTGGGTCCAGGTCAGCCATCTTCTAGCAGTACCTTAGCCCCTTTACCAGGCTTCAATTCGACCAAAGTCGTGAGGGCGCTTTGGTACTCTTCACTATATAAGTATGGGTTTTTATACTCAACGGCGTTTGTATCAATTGGAACAGCGAACGGCACAATGTCACCTATATCTTCGCCGGGCCTCGTCGCTTCCATCAACTGCTTACTAAATTCATCAAAACTATTGTCGTTGACTGCATCATCGGCTTGTGCCGCCTGCTGCGCCTGTTCGAATACGGTTTTTAGCATCTCCGGATTACCGACTAACAATGACAGCGGTACTTTGTAATCAAATCCTTCACGTACGACACTGCCAACATTTAGGCCTAACATATCAACGATACGATCCTGAATGATCTGAATCATCTGAGCGTGCTCAGCGTCTCGTCGCTGCAACGCCAAATACTCAAATTTCCACTGCAGGTCAGTCATAGTTCGTACCGAAGGGTCATTGATGCACACCCCCTTACGCGCAATCACATATGCACGGATTGCGAGTTCAGAGGTGTCTTCGATAAAGGGTCGGTGAGCTTAGTCATCACCTCCCTTGCCTCGTTCTTGAGGTCCAAGTATTCAGCCCACAAGTATTGCACAAAAACACCAGGCTTATCTTGTAGCCATTTCAGGCAGTTATGCCACTGCATACGTTTTCGCGCGACGAGTTCTCGACTAATGAGCGCGCGCATCTCGTCGTCATAGTCGTCTGGAATGTCACCAAATAAGACATCAGCGGGTGTTCCGTCAATCGCTCTCAGGGCGATGGCCATTGTAGGCGCGCTATTATCAGCAACAGCTTGTGCTAAACTCACGGTATCCGGAATGAGCGCCTTCATCTCCGTTTCCTCTCCGCGGTCAAGCAGACGCAAGGTAAACTTGTGCCCGTGCAATTCAACAGTTCGTTCCTGTGGTAGCCCGCGCAGCCCCTCATCAATTTTACTAAGCAACTCGTGCCTTTTCATACCAACCTCACCCGATCTCGATACACAATCTCAGCGTTAACATTGATGATCCTTTGACCATCGGCCGATGCAGTCCTGCCAATACTGCGGAACCAACATCCTCTGTATTCGTATACCCGACGACCGCCGAGCACAAGCCCCACTGGCGATTGCCAGATCGTGCGTAAGCTAAATGGCCTGAACTGGTCACTCAATGAGATGAGTTCACCTGTATTATTGAATGCTTCTTCCATGTTTCGGACGTACAGATCATACCTTTCAATGCTCAGGGCACGCGTTGTCACATTTTGAGGCACGATTTCGGTAGGTCCTGCACCGCGCGCACCAATGTTCACCTCCCACTCTTCGTCCAATTGGCGTTCAGTCGTATGTGTAAAAGTGTGCACAGCACCGATAATACGCCCTCCTGTGACGCGTATCGTCAGCCCATGAGACGTCTGAGTACGGGTATGTGGAACGCGGTCCGGGGTAATCAGGTCGTTTATTAAATTGCGGTCAATGCCGAATTGCTCGGTTGCAGCATCGGCGATGTCGCCTAAAAAAGGAGATCCCAATGTAACCCCCTAAGGGTCTCGGTTACGCACCGGTAGCGGATGGATTACTTAACCCGTCTACGCTGAGTCCACTCTACAGTAGCGCCAACGTTAATAATTCTGTCCCCAGAGGCGGACATAGTACGCCCAATTCGAGAAAACCAGCACCCTTGGTACAAAATGGAATAATTATTGGTTCCGCCAGGTGTGTGCCAAGTCTCCCTTAGGTCCAGATGCCCCGTACCGCCGTTTGCCATACCAGGGTCACTACTCAACATTTGTAGGTCAACAGTACCAAAAACGGATTCCATTTGAGCTGTGTAAATATCATACCGACTGATACTAATAGTCTGGCCACTGATATTCTGAGGCACCTTTTCGTACGGCGCCCCAAACTCGTGTCCATACGGGCCCGTGACTTGCCCAAATTCATAGACTGCGGCGATATCGAGTGAGTGTTCTGGAGACCATTCACTCACGGCGCCAATCATTGTACCGTTTGCATGAATAGTCATCGCGTGCGATGTCTGAGTTCGGGTGTTTGGCGGAGTTATAGGACGTGCCACAATTAGCTGTATGTTAGCTTTTATGGCTCATTTTGGCAATACTTGGGACAAAATGACCTAGCTTGTCTGCGGTTGGTCAGCAAGTGACCACAGCACTACAAGTTTGCATTAAAGAATGGGTTGTCTAAGCTGTATTCACCAAGAAGCAACCTGGCAGGGTAGCGGGCGCGGAAGAAGAATTTAAACAAAAACGTCCTTGGATCGTTTGCGTCTTGCTCGACTTTAATATCACGACTGTAATCGATATCACGGGTATTACCGTTGTCGTCGACAAATGGCGCAATCGCGCCACGCCCGATTTCGCCTTGCAACACATTGGCGATGATCTGTTTAATATCAAGAACGAAGTCTGCCAAATCGGTTGGCACCAGGCCAATGACACCTGCGTCGAGAGCTTGTGTCACCTTACGTACAACATTATCCTTTTGGACACTGACGCTGATCTCTTCAAAACCAACAAGACCGCCACCACCACGTTCAGTGGTCGTCGGGTCCAGCAGGATAAATCGACCCGCGTCAAAAGTTACGACAGTGACGCCGGCGCTCGCCAAGGATGCGCGCTCTGCACGTACCCAAGGTGTGAAGTCATTTTCGTCTGCATCAACGCCACTAACTGTCTTTCGCAACAACGATTCTGCGGGGCTTGTAAATGACGCAAGCTTTGAGGCGACCATAAGCGCGTTCCAGCTGCTATCGAGTTCCATCTCTTCGGTTGTGCCATCCTCAAGTGTTAGCGTCTTTGTGTTGCCCTCAATTCCTGGCGGCGACACTAAAATAAGTCGTCCTCGAGCAGGACTATCAGGAGCGACCTGCAATGTGCGTGTGGCGCGATAAACAAATGTGTCGGCAGTGTCCTTGTCGCCAATTGCGGTATCTCGTGCCATACCGAACCAACCGCGACGATAGTTCTTTTCTACAAGACTGCTTTGGTTTTCGACATGTTGCATGACATCGACTTGCACAGCAAGGTCAGTACTCAACACAACGATGTCAGTAGCGGTGGACTTAGTACCCGCCGCATTTAAGGCGTCGAGTATTTCTAGGCGTGTTGGCGCTCCGGGCGCCGATGAATCATCGACCTGAATCAGTAACACAGTCGGCGCGCCATTTCGAAATGCAATTTCAGCTGCCACCGCCAATGGATTGCTGGCTGAGATCGGCCCAGTAAAGGACAGCGCCTGTTCAAGCGAGAAGAATTGCTTAGGAACGTTATAATCTCCTGCTGGACGAGGATATGAGTACGTGGCGTAGTAAACTGAAGCAAGATCCGGGCGTGTTCCAGTGCCGGTCACAGTCAGGTTAGTGCTGCTGCCAAGGCCGAAGATAGCCAGTGTTGCATCGCTGGACGATGGATGCGTAATAGCGATGCTGCTTGTCGAACCATCATTTGGACTAGTCAAAACAACTCGCCCACCGCTAGCAACCGCTACGGATCGATAGCGTGCGCCATGATTATTGTCGTTGGCCAGCACGGCATTAATGTTCGCGGCCACTTCAGCAGCGGTGGCCGCCGCAGGCACCGCAGGATTTGCATACCCTACTGGAGGACTGACCAACCCATTTAGGTCAATTGTGACCGCCGCCTTACCGTCGAAGGCGAGTTGAATAGTATCATTTACAGACAAGTTATAGGTGTCACTTAAGCTCGTCGTCGTAGCACTTGTAATGACACCAGTGGCCGTAGCGTTACTCCAATCAAGATCGCTATTTCCGTCGACAGCGAAGTCGGTATCTTCAGTAAATGTGCCCACGCCAGGAAATCGGCCAACTTTTGTAAAGGTCCGTGGGTCGTCATTTGAAAGGGTATCAACAACGTCTGTCAGTGCAATATAGTCTGCAGTGTATGTAACACTCGAGCTATAAATTGTATCACTGACAATGATGATTGAGGCGGCATCAAGTGTCCCGCCAAACAAGGCGGTCAGGCCTGCCGCAGCTCCAGGAACGCTTGCAAATACGCGCACATCACTCGATGGCGTGCTAATTGGGCTGATGATTCGAATGCCTGTAGTACCATCAGACGCCACGGCACTATACGACGAGCCGTAGCCTCCACTTGTCACGCCTAATGCCGCATTTGTGGCTGCTGCCAGTCCGGCGTTGATGGCCGCTGCGACTTCAGCGCGTGTTGCCGCGCTACCGCCTACACCGCTAAAAGTTGCTTCGACGGTCACTTGCGCTTCACTCACAACTGGCGCAACTGGCACAGCGGCGTGCTCCAGCACAATTTGAATCGGTAAGTTTCCGTCTAGTTCAATAGAAAAGCTGACAGGCGAGCTGATATTAAAAGTACCTGCCGCCGTACCGAGAATGCGCGCAGATTGATAGCTAATAAAGCTGTCGCTAATCGCAACTCCATTACCATACACCGTCGTGTTGGTGAGCTTGCGATTACTGCGGTTTGCAAGTTGCGCGGTGTGCGGAGACGCACCAGCGACTGTGAGCGTCTCACCACTCACCAGCCCACGAATAACCGCCTCATTAATCGCTTGTTTCAGCCGACTCCCATGCGCGATGATGGTAGGAAGTACCGGTACTGTGGCTAAATTTAATGGTCCTGGGACGATAACTTGCTGAACGTAAACGCCCGGATCCACATATTGACTTAGTGTGACAGCCATCGCTTATATGATACATGTATCGCACGTGAACAGCTAGGTAGTCAAGTGTAGGATGCTAACTTGGATCGGGCAAGTTGTCGTCTTGTTGGACATCAGCGCTGTTCACGAACCAGTTATCTCCTGACGGCGTAACAACAGGACGGTCAAGGTAGTAAAACGCCGTTACTGGTACAGTTACACGCTGAAAATGGACATAATCCTTTCCATCGTTCAAGCGCGCCGTCGTTTGGCCGTCGCCTCCGATTGTTACTTCTTGATGCAGCACAATATGGTAATGCTCCCCACCGACTTGTTCGTCGAAGACGCTACGCCCAATAAGCTCAAAGTATTGCCTTTCGAGCCAAAAAGTAGCCCAACCATAGACAAGATCTGCTAATTCACGCCGCACGTTAACGTCAGTCGCAAAAACATCTACATTGACCGTCAGTTCACTGCTCATATGATATCGGTTCATCGGCGGGCGTACGGTATTTTCAGAATCGTCTGCTTGCCCAATCGTCAAACCCAACGCCGCCAGCACGTTAGCGCTTGTGCCGGTTAATAGCTCAATTGCATTTGGTGTTGAAGTGCCTCCTCCGGGGCCTCCGGTCGAAATTTGAAGGTACATGCTGCCTGCAATATCAACGGCTTCTGCGTGTACATATAGGGCCAATTCGTTAATGGCGCGTGCCAAGTCATTGGTGGTGGCGGCAGTGATAGGCGCGCCCACCGGGAACCTTGACGCTCGAAGCACGAAGGTGCTGGTCGTCCAATCTTCGCCATCAGGCTTTGTGCGCAGAACGATCTGATCACCGTCGGCCAGTGCATAAGGCCCAGGGTTTGCGGCCACTAGCCTAGGCGGAGCTTGCACCGTCGCGACATATGGACGCCCAATGTTCATGCGGCTGTTACGTCCGCCACTGATTGAAATGCTTAATTGCGGCAGATTTTCAATGATGTCTGGATATTCTTGTATGATGCGCACTGGCGTCTCAAAAGCATCAAATGAGGCGTTAGTGGTGTACTTATGGATAGGCACTTCGGCGATGCGCGCTGATTGAATGTCGAAAAATTCTCGCAAATGAGTTACAAAGGCGTCTTTTGTCGTCTCAAGAATCTGACCAAACCGCGGAGGATCGTTTTGATCAGGAGGCGTAACAGGCACATGCTTTGTACCTGCGAAATCTTCATTCGACACGAATCATCCTACCCCGTACAAGGTCACCAGACAAGTGTATAAGGTAATTCCTTGTCTTGCGCCCGTCGTGAGTCAAAGCTTTGTTGTGTCAACGTTCCGAATTCTTCATTAAACTTGATCAATGTTAACACACTTCGCTCGCCGGTTTTAATCCCCGCACCGTACTCAATGAATGGGTGTGGACCAGGCTCCGTGTCGCGGATCACATCTGCTGGCGTATTTGACGTAATGCTCAAGTCGAAGAAGCTTAGTGGAGCGGTCCAACTCGCGTCATTAGTCCATTCAGCAGTAACGCCACGTCCTATGTCACTGCGTGCTTGCTCATTCACCCATGGACGAAGTACCAAGATCTGACCTAGCTGTACACTACCGCGAATGTCAGTAATACGCTCGGCGTTGTAGTTAATGCTGTTGACATGCCGGGCTCGAATGATTTGGAAGCCTGGACTACGGTCTACAGCTGACGCGCGCGTCAGGGTGATTCGGAAACGCAGCACCCCTGAACCTATTGGCTTGCTTAGCCCATTGATCAAGCTCGTACTAAACCAAGTCGCGCCACTGTCTGTACTGAATTCAGCGGTCACCGCGCTGCCTGCTGCGCGTTCATAAGCGTCAAGATTTACCGCCCAATCATCTCCGTTTGGATTGGCGTACGGTTTGTCTGGCGTAACGATGGTTGCGGTTGTTGTACCATCTGTCATAAAGATGACATTGGGCTTAAATTCATAGCTTATAGCACAATTGGTCAGCGTGTATCCGGACGACTCGGACACGCCGAAAAATATGGTTTCGTGGAGAAACAGGTTATATCCAGGAACAAAACCAGTACCGTAACATTCATTGCACGGACGGTCATTTGTTTTGCTAGTTTCCTTAACGCAAGTACAAATAAGGCCGTCAGTGACAGGCGTGTACAGCCACGCAGGCGTTCCCTGCGCCAACAGCTTTTGTATGAGCAATTCAGCAACCTTGTCTGGAATACGTTCTTCTTGAACGCGCTTCCAAGTGCTGCGCCCCCAATAACTTGGCACACATTTACTCATAATCAACCACTAAAAAACATGTTTCGAAACAACGCGCCAGAAGGTGCTGCTGAAACAAGTTGAGCCAATCTAAAGTTACCACCAGCTTGGACATGCACTGAACCACTCTGTACGAACTTCAGCTTCATTTGAGGTATGAGTTTATCAAGGCGCGCTGTTATCTGGTTTAGCAATGACGCTAGTTGCGGAGCATGTTGAATGACAAAACTATTCCCTTGATCATTAAAGCTCGGCACATCCTCATCGATGGCGAACAGTTGCTGTGAAAGCACACCTGCAATGAGGGCGCTTTCGAGCAGAAGGTGCCGAAATGCATCTGGAAATGTATCAAGCGTCAAAAAGATGGGGTACGGCTCATAAGCGTTGATGATCCCCAACCCTTGCTCTAAATACATCACGAGCTGCGCATCAGTATAGCCTAGAAAGCACGGGGTCACAGGGTCTTCCTTGACGTGCTTTGCGCTTTTATCGACCAGCAGCCGAAAGTAGGGAATCAGGCGCATTGTACAAGGCGTTACAACCTTAACGACTTGCGTAGTGTAATTGTCATCGGCATTCCACTGAAATATGAAATCACCTGGTAAGTTTGTTTCATTATTTGGTAATATGTCACCAAACGCGAACCGATATGTTCCAACTGCAGGGTTGGTGATACGCGTACCGATAACACTTATATCATCAGTGGTTAGCGTATTACCGCCCATGGTCATTACGGTCAATTTTACGCTCACCGCATTGGCTAGCGCTCCTGCACTGTCAAATGTATAGAACGCGGGCGCGCCCACAGTATTTTGCAGCACTAGCTGTACCGGCTGAGCGTTTATGGGATTCATACATTAACCGTGTGCCTAAAGGTAAGCAACCATCCACCGAATTCACCCGCACCAGCGCTTTGTTTGTCACACTCAACACGAATTTTCCAACCATTGTGGATCCATTCAGTCTTGTAAACGTCAACGTCAATAACCCCATGTGCTTGTCCTGCAGGCATGCGATTCAAAAATCCGACTTTGACTTCTGCGGCAATCAAATGGAATGCTGCGTTACCCGGGTGCTCAGATGCAGTTACGGTACCATCATCATAATCCACATCCCAATAACCGTCCTTTGATGGCGCCGGTAACGGGACCGCTGTTGACAAGTCAATGTCGTAGGCGCCATTGCCAGCAGCTGGCACAATAACGTCGTAACCAAGCCCAGAGGGCACGCGATTGCAATTACCTGTACCCCCACCGTTGGTGGTGGTTGAGTTTGCTGGGATAATGACTTTCATGGACATGCAGTCATCAGGTGTCCAATTACCAACAGGATAAAAGACTGCTTGGCCGTCATGTACTTCAATCGGCTCGATAAATTGGATATCTACCGTTTTGAGTCCTCGTGACTCTTCAGCCGTCCATGATAAGCGTATTTTAGTGCCGGTCCCGACAGCTGGCGGAGACAAGGTATCTCCAGCACCGGTGAGCCATGTTTGCCAGCCCTCAGTCGCAGGGCTAATAACCACAACTTGCCGACTGTCAGGAGTCTTAGGGAGGGCCGCAAAGACCCATTGTTTATGATTCGTCTCAAAATCAGTTTTATCTGCATCGTTCTGGCTTTGGGAGTATGTGGCTTCGATAGCAGGAGGGACAGGTCCCTTCCAAATTTCCGTCACAAATACGATTTTGTCGTCGATTGCAAAAATCTCATATTTTTCTGGAGTTTCATCGTATTGCAAAGACAAATTACGTGAGTGAACTAATTCATGTAGTTGAGTCCATCGACGATGGACTTGAATGTTAGAGCTACCAAACAGCGCCATAGATCACCTCTCGTAAACGTCAAAGCTACCAAACCATGTCGACGACTGGCTAGCATCAGGTGACACATATAACGTAAATTTACCGGGTCCCGCGAACCTTGGCGGCGCAGGGAAAATTCGCTGAACACACGCTCCATCATTACCGACCTGCACACCGTCAATCAAAGCCGGCGTCTGGTTTGACACTAACGGATTCACAAATTCTGCACTTATGCGCCCGGACATTTTACCATCAGAACCTCCAGTGATTGCACACAATCGCATTGATTTACCGTCGGCAACGTAATGATGCGCCCAATACGTTCGTGTTGCACTCGCGCCAATAGTTCCAACAGTCACGCCCGTTCCGCCCGTCGAGGCGTGAAGTGTAATGGTCCCAGCATTAGTGCCGCTTGAGCCGCTTGTGGCGACCATGATGCTCTCGACAAAGCAGATATTTGTCACACCGGTATTAACGGCAGTAGTACCATTCATTGTAACCGTCGTCGTGTGAGGCCCCGTCATCGCCGCGTCATAATATGTGATTGTAACCGTACGGGCTCCAGTGCCTCCAGAAGTATCATTGGTGCTGCTTGAAGACAGCGAACGCTCAGCGTTCGCTGTGGGCTCAGTGTAGGTTGTACTGCGCATTACGGTTCGTGTGATCGTGCCGAGTGTCACGCGCCCATACGTGACACATGCTGTCGAACTTTCGTAATCATCAGGCGCGGTATTGAATATGTGTAATGGCATACTATATGACCTTCTGACCGTATACAGTCGCCTGTAAGTATTTGTTTTGTGTGGCTGTCAAATTGTCTCGTATGGAAATCCTTACCTTGTCAGAAGTTCCTGCCTTCAAGCGCATTCCGCCGACAAGACTAAAAGATGACACCAAGTGATCATTCGTACCCGAAAATTCACTGAACAAGTTTATACCTGCAACCGTTGCAAATTCTGAGAGATTTTCGTTAATTGTAACTGTTGAAATCGTGACAGTTGTTCCATTATTTACGGTCAAGTCTAACTTAATTCCATTTGTTAAAGTCAGACCCTGACCGAAGGAAGCGCCATTATAAACAATCTGTGCACAAGAAAATACCATGCGTAATTCAGTTAATAAGATGTCCACTGAAGGGTCTGCGTTAACGTCAAAATGAATTGGGGATCCCAAGGACCCATTAACAATCATGTTAGCTGAGCTTCCATTCTTGCATTTAGACGCAAAAATAAGCTGAGGGTCTGCAGGTGTACTCGACTGCGAAATAACTAACTCGCCCGCAGCGTTTAGCTTTAACCACTTAAGTATTCCGCCATCCGTGATACCTGCAACCGGGAACCCACGAGTTAAGCTTGTTGCGGTATCGCCATCAGCGATTGCCACGGCATTCCCAGCAGCGTCATACAGCACTACCGGTTGCCGTGTCGTACCAGTTGGGTCAACACGAACTGGATTACTTGAATCACCAATAGTCGCGCTGTCTGCCGGGTTTCTCAGCTGGACACGCCCAATGGTATTTGTGCCCGCCGGAAGAGCGGTTGCCACAGTCACAAGAGGCCGACCGCTGCTATCGACAAGCAGCACACGTGAGATGGCGCCGTCAGACCCAACAACTTGTACGCCGCGACTAGGGATTGATGCCCCAGGAGTCTGTGTTACGCCGTCGATGTCAACTACGTTAAACGGCATAACTTACACCACCCTTGTATACGTTCCACTGACTACTTGTCCACTGCTACGCGTGTAGGTAACTCGTAGGTGCCCCAGCACAGTGGTCCCATCAGTATCATAGACTTTGCGGTCTTCCTGCGTAACAACGCCACTGCTGCGCGTGTAGGCGACGTCCTTTAGCAAATTTCCACCATTACGTGTCCATGCCTCAAGTGTAACAACTCCACCGCTTCGGGTAATTGCGTAGTCGGTCGTAGGCTCGGGAGGCTCATTACACAACAAAAAATCGATATCCGTGCCAACATTAAGTCTTAAATTGAATACACCTTGACCGTCTTTAGCCTTAAAAGCCCCATTCGTATAACGAAGCGCGCGCGTGTCTGCTGGATCGCCGTCAGAGGTGCGGTCATCAAAAAGGATCTCTTCCTCTTCGAGTCGCCCTGTACGTCTATCAGGCGTCCTTGCCACGCTGACTCCCGCGCTGTTTCTTCAGTCCCGGCGCTGGTGAAACTCGATTCTTGCCGAGTTTTCCTTGTTCGGCTGCATGTTCCTTCTTGATGGCGTCAACAACAGTCTTCAATGCGGTAATTTTTCCATGTGCAGCAACTCGCTCAAAGTCCGCCCTTTTTTGCTGTGCTGCGAGGATCAACATGCAGCGTTCAATGTATTCCTTAATTTTAGCAGCGGCACTTTCGTCATAGCGCTGTTTGGTTACGTCATCGGACACCAACGCACTAAGCTGTTCGATTGCTTTTTTCGCTGAGGTTATCGCAACGACACCACCCTCAAGACGACACAGCTCTTGCTGCGCGCCGTCAAGCATGTCATCAACTCTGCATCCCACCTCATGCAGCGTGAGCATCTTAACCTCAGCCTTATCCATACTACTATTATGCGCGTCCAATGACACAAATAACATCACCGATCTTCAGTTTAAACTCGAACTTTAGTTGTCCATCACCGCCGTTGTTGAGGTCTGTTCCTGGATATACGTCGTGGTTCGCGGCAGCGTTAGCGCCGTTTCGTAGCAGCTGACCGTTGACGAAGATGTCATAATCATCGACAAAGCTACCACCACTAAGGTCACCGAGTGCCGCATCCAGATTCGTATCGCTGAGGCTTACATTGATGTCTTCGTTCACGTTAGCCGTAACATTCGCATACGCCTTGGTAATGCCTGTTGTGTTGCTGGCTTGTACAAGCGCATCAAGCAACGAAGTTTCACCAAATGCAGCCTCAAAAGCCGACCACTCACTTGCAGAATTAGCAAGCGGAATGCCGTCAGCCAGCGACCACGTCGAGCTGGCACGATAACCATCTGTTAAATTAAGTTCATTGGCAGCTTGTAGGTCCAAGTTGCCCGCACCACCAGACTGTATCTGCAGTGCGCCGCCACTATCGATCTGATTAGCGGTCACGCCAATATTAATGGTTGTGCCTGCCGAACCAGTATCGAACGCGGCGCCATTCAAAAAATCGTTAACAACTGCGTCAACGTTAAAAGTGTCTACAGCAGGTGCTACGTGAATTTCGCTAGTCCCGCCAGCTGACCCCTCAATGATACAGAGCAAATCTGCTTGAGTGTCATCTCGCCAGCACCACGCTAGACCAGGAGCTTCGAGGTCAATATCAATATTGGTCAATACATCAACAGGAGTTGCGCCTTGATTAGTAATGGCTGTTTGAAGGTCAACTGTTCCCCCAGTCGGAGACACGTCGATAATCGCACCACGTAGAAAGTCCGCCTCATTCAGGTCTTCGAGGCGTACGCGTTCACGCGTACTATAATTAATGACTGCATTTTCGATATCTGCGACTGGACATGCCTCAAGGTCATCACCTGCAGCGTTTTGGCGCACAAACGAAATCTGGACTCTTGTCGTTGTAGTGGTAGTAATCGTACCGCCGTCAGCTAGCCCAGATTCACCTTGCAATAAACCATAGACTTGTCGGCCTCCCGACAAAATTGGATCACGCGTGGAACCGTCCACGATGATCATCAAGTTCTGCGGACTCAACGCATTGGCGCCAGAAACCTCAGACAAAACATGGGTACCGAATGCGCCTCCGTGCGCCGCGACAACCGTACCGAGCGTTGTCACCGCTCCAACAGCCGCCGTGGTTTGACTTGGCAGTTCCCCTGTCCCAAGAATGACAAAATTATTACCTGCGCCGACAGTGACATCGACCAAACGGTGCACATCCCGCAAAACGCGCTTTTTTTCAATTAAGTGCAACGCGCTGTTGATTTCGTTGACGCTTCGTTGTACACCTGTTTCAAGCGAGGAGGGGACGTTCAGGTCATCATACCAATTACCTGACTGATTCTTCAGTAGGTTATGTAACTGCGACCGGATCGCATTCAGATCGTGCTCAATGTTAGTGGCGCTCGTCTCGAAGTTTGCGAGAGACGGTGAGATTGTGTCATCATACAGATTCGAGTTCCTAATCTGGATGTCTTGACGAATAAAGGTTCTAGCCACAGCCTATTCTCCTAATTTAGGTACCGTACAGTACATAATTTGCCCATAGTTTTTCGTTGGCAATTGGCGCTGTACCAACTGCAAGCGTGACGGTATCAAAGCCGGTACCCGCACCGCCGCTTTCCGAGGCGACATAGTCATTCCCAACTCCTGGATACTGCAAGACGCCATTTCGATACACCTTGAGATGTAATTTTGGAGGATTATGTATCGCCTTGTCAGGAATTGTAAAAACGAGGTTGACGCCATCTTGTACGCCTGATAATAACACGTACTCGCGAAAGTCATCAACGGTAATGACACCCAACGGTGCATTACTGGTTATGGTAACATCGGTTACATTACTGCCTGCATCCGCCGCAACTACTCCAGGACCAACAAAATTAAGCACCTGCACGCCGGTTGCGACAGTGACGCCTTCATCACGGACCTCATTAATTCCACCAGTCAGAAAACAGATCAGGTCGTCAGGCTCGCACTCAAATTTGACGTTAAGATGTCCGTTCGAGAACACCTCATTCCGCAGTAACTTATTGCGGTTTATGTCGTAAGGATCAATATTCAGTACGATTAACGTGCACCCAGGCTGTATTAGCTCACGAATGACTGCGCCACTAGCCAGCGGTACTTCAAGACTGTACTGCTCTGGCTGGTTATTGGTGACAATCATTTTCATCTTGGACTACCCGTCACCTAACCAAGATAATAGCACCACCGCCTATAACGAGACCAGTGACCAGCCAAAACATCGGCTCTTGCAATAATCCGCCTTGGCTAGCTACAGATTCTGTGTACAACTTTTCCCAATGGTCTGCACGCTCGCGCTCGAAATTAGCTAGGTCCAACGCGCGCTGTGTCGCAGTCGTAGCCGTCAAGACTTGCCCTTTTAGGGCTAACTGAAGCTCGTCACATGCGCTTAGGGCGGCTTCCGTCTTCGGAAGCTTACGCTCGACCGCGTCTAGCACTTGAATTGCCTCATCACGAGGCAACCACACACCAGGCGCACCGGTTATGGGATGCCGCAATGACTCAGCAGCATCAACTGTCAGACTTAGGCAACTTATTAAAACGATCAGCCAATGCCTCATCAGTCAAGCCCTCCAAGTCACTTCTCTTGCCCAAGTCAGCCTTCAGGTCAGTCAGCCTTCTGTCCAATTGCGCTGTATCCTTGGCGGCTTGGTCAACCTCGGACTGCGCCTCGGCCAAACGACGGTCCAGCTCCGCGCGCCGTCGCTCTGACCAACTTCGGACGAGCGCGACACTCGATTTCAGAATTGCGGAACCACGCCGCGACCATAACCAGACAACCAACCCGACCAGCGCGCCACCAAGCGCTACCCAAACTATCCAGCTCACTTGACGATTCCCTTAGTCATCTCCCAGCTACCAATGGCTGCACCAGCTCCACTAAGTGCTGAGACGATGATTGTCAGCGCATCTGCATTAGCCACCAATCCTGCGCCGACTGCAAGCGCTGAAGACATCGCTAACGCTACCCATTTCTTACTGTGCTCGGGCAGCCAGGCGATCAAGTTTAGCCGACTCGCGATCCGAATCAGCAACATGATACCCAGCCCAATAGCCAGTCCCCATGTCCCATTCTGACCTGCAGAGACCGCGGTTCGCGCCATCTCCTCAATTCCAGCAACTGATGATGTTAAAGTTTCAGGCATACTCAACTCCTAATGCAAGTATAATGACCGTAATTGGTACTGCGTCGGCGTTACTTACCAACACATCCAAGTCCATAATATTATCCGTAAACAACTTATCGTCTGCCGCATAAACCAACGACCCGACGGCGGATAAGGCCGGCACGACCACAGGAGCGCTTAATGGCACCGTATTGAGCCGAGGCGTCAATGTTAACGCAGCCCCTAGTGGCGCGTCATTGGGCCTTGTCACCCAAATGGTCAATTTTCCTAGCGCGGTGGGACGACTAGGGCTCAATGTAAATACGGCTGCGCCACCGGCAGGCACTGTCAAAGTCTGATTTTGCCGCCAAGGTCCCATACACTAACCTCCGAGGTTCTCCGAAGCCCATGTCACGACAGACTTATATTCACAGTTCGTACGTATGTATTCAAGTGTTTCTTCATTAAGCTGTCCAAGTGCTTCAAATTCATCAATGAGGTCATCTGCCAAAGGCTTGTCCGAATTCGATTCAGCGTTTTTGAGTGTCACCAATAGGTACGTCACTCGAGGATGAACAGGGTCTACTGCCTTGATTTCGTTGCTTTGTCTTGCGTCAGGCACATCATCACTCAAGTTTTTCATGTCTTCAACAGTTTGTGTGCGATCTTGAATCGTCAATGGGGACATGACAGAGGATGCAGTCATTTTTGGTGTTCGAGCCATTTCGATGTCAGGAATATATTCACCATTTTCGTCAGTCGCAAAAGACCCGTCGGCATTCTTCAAAAACAACTTCTTCTTGCGCGCCTTCTGCATAAAATGATCTTGCGCCTCTTCAGGAGTCATAAGCTTCAGCGCAGGCGGCTTGGTTCCTCGTGGTGATTTTCTGGGATTGCACAGTTTTCGAAGTTCAGTGCTGTTGCGCACCTCACTGAATGGAATCAGATCCGTGAGGCAGATCGGATCTCCGGTATATTGAATTGGCGGGATACCCTCTACGCGCCCATTGGCGGTGCGAATCTCGAGGCTAACTTGACCTGGTACAATAGCCTTTACCCAAACATCACGTTCTTCTCTAAAGAATTCAGTCCAGCTTCTAAAAGTCGGTTCCATTGATTTGCCCTCTACAACACGCTTGGCCCAACGAGGACAATGACTAATTCCATGAGGAAGCTGTATGCTAAACGGCTGACGACAAAACAGTGTAACGTACCCATTTCTTAGTGCCCGCCGTGCTATAGCTGGAGATACATACTCGACGAACTGACACTGCGCATCAACGACAAGTATACTATCTTCCGTCATTAACTCGTTGTCACCCACAACGCGTCTCGGCTAAAGCGGCCGGTTCGCCAGTGTAATCTTATTCCCGCACGCAGCCCAATACACTGAATTGGCCAGCATGCAAGTCTGACTTATGACATTGACAATGTAATTAGTCAATTAGGAGTAAGAGGCCTTGAGGATCCAAAATGGACCCTCAAGTATCTGTTATTGATTATTTTTCGCCGACAGCGACGGAACTAGCAGAAGGAATACCAAATCCAAGTTCTTCCACAAACGCCCAACCCTTAACGGTTTGCATATGAGAGAACTTGTTGAACGGCTCAGAAAACAGTTCAATACGAATGCCCATTTCTCCGAGGTAATCGGAGTCAGTGCACGCATAAAACGTACCAGCCGGCACAACTTCTTCAACGCCTGTACCAGCAGCGGTAATCACGTCAGCGTTGAAGATCTTGCCAATATAACCAGCAAGCAACAACTCGCGCTCAGACACTGGGTCAATTTGCGCTGACATGGTCTTCTTGATGTCACCAAGCTCTTGTCGATTGATCAAAAACTTAGCGACATGCTTACGATGACGCTCAACCTGGTATTGCACGTCTTCAAAGGCGGCAACGCCCAAAGTCGCAAACGTAGTCACAGCGTTGGCCGAACGAGCAGCTTGATCAAGCAATGCCAGAGCACGAACGTCTTCCTTGAGCTCGATCTCCTGACGCGCAGTGTCTTGCACACGGTCCAGGATGTCGTAGTTCACTTGATAGACATCGCTGATGTCCACAGTAGGGAAGCTACTAATTTTAAACTCTTCAAGCTGAATGTATTTGCCTCGAACGCGCGACTCAATGCTTTGTCCGTCTTGGCCAATAATCCAAGCAACAGAACGAACGTCGCGTGCGATACGAAAAAACTCACCTTGTTGAAGCTTGCGCACGCGAAAAATCTTCCGTGCCCAACCTTCATAGTCAATGAGGTCTTTAATTGGCAGCAGCAACTCTTGGCCAAGAACGCGGAATCCCGGACCTTCGTGGTCACGCAATGCTTCGGCGACAATGCGACGCTTTTCAGCGTCCATCGGCCCGCCACGTCCAAAAATTCTCTTGGATGCAGCTGTCTTGGTCACATTCTGCATAAGATGGGCGATTTGGTATAGCGCATCTTCTTTGTTCCAAGCATTCAACTCACCTTCTTTGGAAAAGAGTCGATCTTTTGGTTGTGCAGCAACGCCACGAAGCGCGTTTTCCCACGTACCTGCAGACGTTGGATTGTACGCCCCGTCCTCACCGACCACATGCTCTTCAGCACGCGAAGCCGCCTTGAGGCTCTTCTGGGCAACGAGATCTTTATATGGATTAATCGTCGACATATTCATTCACTCCTACGGCAGATCGCCAAATCTCACGCCCATGAACGGGTCGCTAGCCGATGGAAGTTGAATCACACGTCCAACACGTTGACCTTCTGCAGGGTTGTTTGTGAACAACCCAGCGAGTGCTGGAGTCAACCCACCACAATACAACTCGGCGCCAGCTCCGGTAAGGGAGTAGGTGCGGCTTGTATCAAAGTGCGTCGTGAAAATATCGGCGGGAGCCATAATAACGGCGCACCGACCGGCGGCCGCGCTCACATCATCAACTTGGTTGAAAAAGTTCCGTCCTTGGAACTTATAATCGTCATTCGTCATGGCGTAGGTATATGAGACCCACACAGTTTGACCATCGACGACTTCAGCCGGAACCGCCACCCAAGTAAGGGTACCGTTGACGCCACTCAACGCAAAGTCGCCAGCAGGCGTAATCGCCGTGCCGCCTTGATTAGCTGCGGTACGAACCACCAAGTTGCTGACATTTGCGTGCTTAAGCTGGCTCACGCCGCTGGCATCAACGATCACTTCTTCGTCGATCGCCAATGCAGATTGCAGGTTGACCTTATTGTGCTTGGCCACGCCAAACACATCAGAACCAGTAGCAAGAACCAATTTCCCACCACTGTTTAATGACACCATCATGCCTTGTTCGAAACTGGCCGCTGGGTCAGCTTGATAGACACCTGGGTCTCTTAGAATGCTCGAGGTTCTCAATTCAAGCCCGGTCTTGTGAGGATCGGGCTGAAATGCCAAGAGCTTTGAACTGTCTGCCATAATCTAGCTCCTCATTGCCGTCCCGACTACACTTGCCGGTACTGGCTTACCAATGCACCTGTTCGAGTGACCGAACCTAGTGCGTCACGTATCTTCGAAGTCAAATCGCCAGAACTACTGACGCCGACCGCCGAAGACAATTCCATATTACCCGCCGTGACACGTTGGCGTAGCGCCTCAGCCTCACGTTCGAGATCATCAATCATGCCCGCCGCCGTTACAGGCGGTACCCGGTGAGCCATCTTTGATAGGTCGGCCTCAGCCGCCTTGAGGTACTCGGCACCGGATTTAGCAAGTTCAGCCGCACGTGTCATGAGCCGTTCTAGCTCTTGTGCCGCTCCCGTCTTCCATGCAGTCTCAATCAAGTTAACTGCCAATTCAGGCGAAATGGGACGGTAATCTAAAGGTTCACGTGTGCTGGCATCATAGCCAACTGTTCGTGGATTGCATAGCGCGATGCCAAAAGCTTCCTTGAGCGGAGAACCTTCAATGCTAAGCGCATGTCGTGTTGCAGCGATGCGCAAGCAACGTTTAAATTCTTCGACAGCGCGCCCCTGAGCCTCAGCCACTAACCGTGCATGAGCCTCTTTCAGCTTTTCATACTTGGCCGCATAGATCTTTTGAAGGCGCTTTTCATACGCATCGTCATGTTTTAGACATAGTCGATATTCATCAACAAACGATGATGCAGTCACGCTGCGCTGTTCCAGTTCCTTGTTCACGAGCGTGAAACCAGACGCGCCAGCAGCGGCAACAAGCCACTCACTACCGTCTTTCGCTGCCACACGCTTACCAATCATATCATCAGCACCACCGTCCAACAGGCTGTCTGCCAAGCTTCGTTCGGGGCGATGTTGGCGCGTGTCAGCGTGTTCGCCATCTTCGATCATGCTGGGCGGCTTAGTTTCATGCATTTCGTGGTCAGGTTGGTGGTCATCAACAAGACTTTGAGCTGGTGCCTCACGTATTGCGTGATCATCATCTCCGCCGTCAGTTGTAAGACTCTTAGCTGGCATGGCGCGCGCTGCGGCGTCTTCCATATCGTCGGCACCACCGTCTTGTGTCATGCTAATAGGCATGTCTGGATGTTGCCAATCTTCCATATCCGTCGTCGCGTTGTCGGCCATTTGCGCGAGTTTTGGCGAAAACAGCGCGTTGTATTTAATCGCTGTCGCTGTCAGCCCTGCGGTCTTTAGGTGTTCAATAATCTCGCGACCGAAAGCCAATCGATCATCGTCATTTTTAGGCGATACAGCAGCGCGGATGACAAGAGTAGGCGTTCCATCGGCAGCTACAATTTGAGCGTTTCCGCGTGGCGAAACTTGCACACGCCAATCGTTGTACGATTCTTGCCAAGACCTTTCGGCATGTTTTTCAGCTGAAGGCATGATTCCCATTTCCTCTGGTGTGTAACCGTCTTCTTCATTACCAAGTGTCGGCACGAGCTTTTGGTCTACATATTCTTCAATACCTGGTTCTTTCGGCGAGCCGACGTCATCGGCAGTTTTAGGTGCGTGTGCTTCAAGCGATGGAATAAACTCTTCTTTTAGCTCTCGAAGTTCTTCAAGAACTTGTTCCATTTTATCTGGAGGAACGCGCTTATATTCTAAATCTGATTCGAGCTTCTCAACGCGACGAATTGACGCGTCCAATGCATCTTGCCGATTGACTGCACGTTGTTGCTCCGTCCTTTCTTTAGTGCCTTCAGGCAATTCCGAGTAGTCTGGTTGCGCAAATTGCGCTGTTCTCCATGCGGCAGGTTGCATCTCGCGGGCGGTCTCAGCGCTCAAAGCTTCCACTTCGCCAATTTCCATTCGCGCACCACCACTAGCTTCAGCAAGCGCCAATGCATCATCTTCTGATTCAGCTGCGTAGATATCCTTTCCATCGACGCGCACAATGTAGTACTTCATAGCAGTTCTCCTTTGGCGCCGTCGCGCTCTTGCTATCATTTGCTGAGACTCTAAGGCCAATTCATCTTCGGTTGGAAGACGTTCTGCTGCCTTGTTGAGTATTTCGTATTGTTCAGCTTTGCGGTCGGCCGGTTCATCGACTCGACTGTATTCGTCATAGGTGACACCAAGACAACGCTCAAATGATTTGCGCGCTTCGAATTTTTGATCTTCGCTATGCATCGCAACAAAATCATCCGTCATCTCCAAACCGACCTCTGCCAAGCGTTTACGCAATGCCGGCTCGGCAATACGTTCCCATTTACCATTGTCACGAACCCAATAGGTGCCTTTGTTACCGTATCTTATGTGCTCACAGAATTCCACCTGCGAGCTCGCAACATGCTGGCACACGTTGCATTGTGTAGCTTCACAACTACACCCCATACTTCCAAACCGCAACAGACCAGTTCTGACGCCCTCAGCAAAGATCGGATCTTTCTTTCGATCTACTGCTAGCAAGATTTCAACAAACTCATCCTTTACAGTAGCGCCACAACGCGCGCAATGAATTCCAGTCGCGTCGCGTGCAGACTTTTCTTTCGTCGGCGCTGAGCAGCCTGGACACACGTCTAGGGCTCCGGCAGATTCGTTATACGTAGCGTCCAAAATGACGCCGCGCGCCGTTAAAGGATTCTCTGCGCGATGATTAACATGATGGGGCTTTCCGCGATAGGTCGCGTACACTGGTTGTTGCTGCCGTACGTCAAAGCGCAACAGTTCGTCACGCCAGAATCCGTCATGATTATCGTTCGGCACATTTGCCGTATTTGCACGAATGGCCTCATAGATATAATCATTTGGGTTATCACTAATCGCGTATTTTGATGCTGCAGTTGCAAGCATCTCTTTGATCGGCAACTTCGAGCTACCATCTAGGTAGTAGCTGCGTTCGATTCCAGCAACGCGCGTAATAGTATTGTCACGCAGCTCAAGCGTACCAAGCGGCACGACATTTGCGAACTTCGTAAACATTATTTTTTAGGACCTTCAGGCTGAGGCAATATGACGCCTAGCGACTTACCCTTCCCAACCTTTTTAAAGGCCATGCGAGACCAATGTTACAATGTGATACACTATTTACACAATAGGGCCGTCAATTAATTTTTCGAGATCTTCGAACGTCGCCGATCGCACTACACCATAATGCTTCAGTATGTCCTCAAGATCGATAATGTCACGCGCAGGATAATCATGGTCAGTCATCCAGCCTTCAATCGCACTCCAAACTTGCGCGTGATCGTCTTGCTGAATTGCGACTTGTACACGCGGATCTTTGGCTAGGTCACTCCACGGTTCGCTATCAACGTCCCCACCATGCATTAAGCTTATTAAGTCTTGCAGGTCTGATTGGTGCCAACAGCCGTATTTGCCTTCTTCATTCCAAATACTTGACACAGGCGCTTCAGGAGCTGCTGCAGGCTCAGGCGCCGGCGCGTCACCAAACTGCTCGGGCGGAATACCTGGCAATGGAGGTGCCATAACTGTGTTATTGCCACCGGGCCCTTGTGACCCCATCGAGAATGCGAGCTCAGGATGCTCACCATACATCTTTTTCATGTGCTCCCCGTCTCTCGCAAGCTGCTGTATTTCTTCTTGGAAGTCGCGATGCACGGTAGACATGAGCGTTGACGGGCTGAACTTGATCCCCAATTGTTGCAATGCCTGCATCGCACGGATCATTTCCGCGTCAATACTTGGATCCAAAGTACGATCCCAAGTCAACGTAGGCATGATGTAGCGTTTGTCCTCAAGGAGCTCGCGGTGTGACCTTCGAACGCGTACGCGATGGCTAAGCTCTGCCTGACTTGGCTTGACCCATTTGTTGATGACGGATACCGGCTTGAAAAACTTTGGCATCAGCCATTGCGCCTCAAACATCTGTCGACGCGCCTTAAGTGACTGCAAAAATACAGTTAGGCCAGTTGCAGCACTCGCGTAACTAACTTCGCCATGAACAAAAGATTTCGATATACCCATTGCGACCATTTTGACGCGCTCAATAAGATCCCAATGCTTATCAATTGTCATGACGCGCCCAGGGTCACCAACTAGTTCAAACTGAACGCCGTAGTGGTAACAAAGCCAGCTATTATAAGTACCGACTCCACAAACTTGATAACTATGATCGCCATGAACTGAGAGATTTACTACACGCTTTGGCTCGGCGAAGTGCAGCTGTTCTACTTTCAATACGCGCGCATAAACATAATTTTCATCGGACCAAGAGAATGATTTATGCCTTTTTGGCCTTATTGCATCAACGTTTTTTGCGTTAATCGCAAGGTCCGCTGCTAATTCTCCATATATTTGAAGTCGATAAATCGTGTTGCCGTGGCCAAATGAATTGATTGGTTGTGAGTGTTCTTCGAAGCTCGCGAGTGAACCAAGCTGCGTAATAATTTGTTTAACCTGTCGTATTAGTTGTAACGAAGCGGAACTGACCTCAATCACCGCCCTGCCGCTGTTCACTATTACAGCCGCACCGTCACCTGCGACATACCCCTCAAGAAATGCTAATTTATGGGTGAGGGGCCATTGCATGACCTCAACCGATAAGGACTTGTCTCGTGCTCCAGTACCCGCATGTTTAGCGAGCCAAGTTGCTATACCTGTATCGCCATTTGTTCGGGCGCACACTTGAAGATTATGTTCGCGATTAAAAAACCTACTAATTTTGCGCCCAAGGATTGTATCGATACGATCAGCTAAGTGCGTTTCAGCAGCATTGAGTGACCATTCAACACCAAGACGTACGGTTCCGTCTTCACGCAAATAAGTATTAACAATGTTGCCCTCGGCAGCGTAAAGTCCCAAGAGCCAAGCTTGATCTTCTGTACATGTAGGAGCGCGCTCCTTAAAGCTACGTGGCATCTTGAGGAAGTCACCAGGACGGATATCTTTTGCCGCTAAACGTTGATTTGGGTCAAAGTCCTTCAAGAATCTAAATTGGACATCTTTTATTTTGCGCGGTGCATTGGGATGTCGCCAGTATTGAATCCCAGGCTTACCGCCCGCATGAAACGGCGCGAAGTTACCTTGGCTAATTGGTGTATCGCATCCACATTGACACACTCTTGGCGAGCCAAATACAGGCCATGCATGATTTGGCGTACAGTCAAATTCCTCCCCGCCAGCGAGCGTAATTCGCACTAAATCATGTGTTAACTCGTCATAGACGTCAGCGACTTCAGATGGATGGCCATTTCGATCAAGCACAACATCACCTGGCTTAATGTTACCAATCTGTCGATGTGTACCGTCACCTAGCGTAACTAACGTCTCTGGCGTAAAACACTGTGGGTCTAGCTCAGCTTGTGCTAGTAGCTCAAGCAAGCGCCGTTCGTTGTCAGGGTCAGGTATCCAGCCACTCGCTGGATTTCCTAACTTCGCAACCTTTAATGGGGCCGATGCACGCCGAGCGGTGGCAATACTCGCATTGAATATGCTATTATAAGTTCCAAGGCCATTAGCAATATAGCTGTGGTCTCCACTGACGGTGAGACCAAAAACAGGCTCTTCATCTTCAAGCTTCGTTATAGCTTTGATAGGATAATAAACGAAGTCATCGTCTAACCATACTTTAGACCAGGCGTTTGAATCTACACTTCGTTCGATGACGATTCCATAAGTTGCTTTTATCACCTCGTCAACCAACGGACCTTTAATAGTCATCTCGTGACGCAGTTTTCGATTACGGCCGTCTTTACATCTATGTCGAGTGATGGTCTTAGACGTGACAGGCCAGCCCACCTGTGCGCAAACTAACCACAATTGGCTTGCTAGCTGTTCTGAAACTGTCATCCATGACAACGAGATGGAACGAGTCGGCACTAAACGTATTGTTTTACTCCCATCGCCGCGCCAGTAACCAATTAAAAGCTCACGCTTTAGTCTGACGGGCCAGGATATCACCTCGGCGGACAGTTGCTTGGCGTGCGAAAATCGCCCAGCATCAGCGGATAACTTTTCAGCCAACCACGAATATTCGTATTTATGCACAGTTACAGTGCACGCATTTCGTGCGGCATTGTCATAAATCTGCGCAACGACGCCGAGTTTTGCGCAGATATCGACGACGTCCTTAGCGTAAGTTTCCTTCTCATTGATATGAAAATCGAAATGCACGCCGACTTTTTCCTCATTTGACAGCTGGCTTATTGAACCTTCAGCCAAATAATATCCAAGTAATCGTGCGTAGTCCGGCGTAGCGTCAGTTTCCCTAACATCAAATTTTCTTGGGACCAATAAATAATCTTCGACTTTCAGGTCTTTTGTCTCTATTTTTTGATAAGGATTGTATGCAGACGGGAGACGGCAACGACTCCATCTAGAATCTGATGCATTGCCATATGTTTTCCAAGTTATCTCAGCGTTCTTTGCAACATGCGTAGCTTTGAAGCTCTTAAATTTGTTAACATCTTCACCGCAGCCACATTGACACGTGCGTGGATAGGCCCAAACAGGCCATCGGTGAGTAGCAGTCGCAGCAAGCGTAACTCCTCCAAATAGCTTGATCTCATAGAGTTTTTGTGGTGATTTCTCAACTGAGGCGGTTACAATTTGTTCGTACCCTAACCGATCTAACACCTTGTCGCCAACACAGACCTGTTCAATTGGTTTTGAACTACCGTCGGCCAGCGAGACCATGGTACCTGCACGGAAGCAGTCTTCATACATTAATATGCGCCACATTCGGCTAATGATACTCGTCCCTCGAACGTCATATGGGTGCAGTTTACGTGGAATAAACGTGAAGTTTGTTGGCAACAACGGAATGTTTTGCCGCGACATTAATCGACTAACAAGTTCAGCTGGCATAGTGTCACGAACTTGTCGAAGCAGAACGTTATTGCTTGTAAGTACCTCGTACAAGCGATCATCCGGCACGAACTCTGCGATAGGTTCCATGCGGATAAATGGCGCATCAATAATTTCAAGCTGGTCTGGATTAAGCAGCGTTAAGTGCGTCCAAATCCCTTTTGCGTCATCAAAAAACAAATGTGGCGCAACTTCACCGACGACATCATATTCACGATTTAGATAGGGCAGCATGGTTCGAAGCTTGGTTTCTTCAACCATATACTCCAAAGTATCTTTTACCTCCCCATCAATGCCTTCCCCACTAAGCGTGAAATTACCCCACATCAGCTCACTTCGAAGATCAACGGCCGTGCCGATGACAGGGTCAAGTTTGTAAAACAGGCGCCAATATCGATTCGCCAAGATGCGATGCACTGGATACATTTGACGATCAGGGCTTTCGAACGCGGGGTCATATGGACGCTGATTGGTATGAAAGGTATTGCCTCCCATCGAAACGCCGCCCGGAACATTGCCGCGCTTTGAAAACGCTTCAGGACTCCAACTGGCATTCTTTGGAAGTATTTTGTCCATTTCCGTAACGGTATTCGCGCGGACACCTGCCATCTTCGGCACAAATTTCTCAAAACGTTCGGCCAAGCGCTCGATGGTGTCGCCCTGTAAGCCATGTGCTTCGCTTTCATCAGCGTGCTTTTTTATGCTGGCATATTTGTCGTATATTTTTATGCGACTCATTGAGCATTCTCCGGAGGCAAGACCTTAATACTTCTATCTTTGCGTGTGTACGTAGGGTCTGTCCAGTCATATTGCTCCCAATCTATCAGCGCAACGCCGGTATACTGGATCTGTTGTTGTTCTTCGAGTTGTGTAAGACGCTCTCGAGGTTTTGTATATTGATACTGCAGCGCTGGATCACCATGTTTTGGGGCGTCTGAAGGACTTCGCTGAACGTCCGGCCGTACATAAAAGCGCTGCCACACTCGACGAGCGGCATCACTTACGTTCCAGAGGTCGCTTCGAATGCCTGCACCCTGCTCAGTTCGCATTTCCATGGCGACCTCATACATAAGCGGACCCCATCCAGGTATATCTGAATACGAATACGACACTTCATTGGTGCTCTTATCAACGGTTATGCCGGCAACCGGTTTAGGTCTAGTCGGGTCAATCAGGCTAACAATCAAGGCGTCGTCATCCTGTTCAACCCTGAATGACCAATCGGCGGGTAAGTCTTCTGGGACGCGCGCAGCCATTCCTAATTTGTCGCGTGGCCCCTCATGCACATTCCAATCGTGGTAGGACTCAGACCACTCACGGTACATATTAATTGGTGTTGTATGCGGATTGATAACCTGTGTAATGGTTAAATCGTCGAGGCTGTTACCTAGCTCGCCTTCAATTTGGCGCAGCTTTGTATAGTATTCAGGATCTTCCGTTAGATGGTCTTTGGCAATCTCCTTGGCGAGCAATACATTAGGAGTATGTTCAAGCTCATGTAATATACCTTCTTGCAGCTGATCTGGATCAAAGTTATCGTCAGAAATGTCATCTCCCTTGCCGCCCGGCAACAGGTCTGCTGTCCATCGCTCAGGCATAGGATCTGCACTCTCACGTCCTGGTTCAAGCTCTCTCGCCGGGAAATTGGTATCTTGAGAATCCATCTTACCTGGCTGTTTAAGTAACTTTGGTTCTTTGACTGGATCAATTGACATTACCAACCTCTTCCGGACCGAGGGCCCTTACCTAGCATAAACCGACCAGGACTAAAAACACCACCTTGTTTAGCAGTGCTGTAACGAACTGCGTCCGCCTCGCTTCGTTTACGCACGTCGTCCTTTGAGTTAGTCCCTTCTCGCTTTGTATAGCCAGATTCTTGGACCATTTTGTGCGCGTGGACCACTACTTCTGCAACGTCATTGCTGTTCCACCCCCTTTGTTCCCCTTTGCGTGGATTAAAGACCTTGCGCGTCTCTGGATCCTCTTCAAGAACTTCAATTTCGTACAACGCACAAGATTCTGCGGACATGTATGGTGGATCAATTATCCATTCTCCTGCTTCATTCATGTCCTCGGCTGATGGAGGTAACATTTTAACAAGGCCGTTAAATGCGTCAGCGCGGAATCTAATATAATCCTCGTTTTTGTTATTTACTTCCTCGCAATGAACTCCAAGTCTTCGAACTTGTTGTATTAAGTGCGTCGCGTTCCACCGATCGAATTCGCAACGAATAATGTTGTGTTTCTGTCGAAGTGCCTGTAACACGTTAAAGACTGATTCGTAGTAAACTTCCGTCCCGACTGCAGGCAGTATTCGTATGACCCAATCAAACACAGTAATTACTCGCTGCGCACCAGTAACTTCATCGACAAGTATTTCAGCGTGCGCACACGCGCCGGCGAACGCGTCGAAGCTCTTGCCTGCGTCGAAAGCGACAAAGCGCGCACCATTTGTTTGGAGCCAAGCGGTCTGCACTTCAACGCCGACATAATCTCGTCCGTCTTGACTAAAAATGTCGTAGTTGAAGTGCGCTGTGGGTGTAAGCCCGGTACTGATTACCGAAGTTCTCCAACGAGCAACGTCTTGGATAAGTGGATGACTCGTAAGCGGCGGACGCGCGCCGAAGTCACGTTCTGCACCTACTGGGTCTTTTGCGTACTCGTCATCGAAATTAGCTCGAGGCTCATATGGATTAAATTCCCAAGTCGCGTAATGATACGCCACCATGCCCTCTGTCTGCGGTGCGGTGCGTAATAGGCGCATGGCCTTGTCATCTTTGTGACGTGGACTCGAGACACTACACAACAAGCCTAACCATGGTGGTCTATTGTGTAGCTTAGCGCGAGACCGAACTGTCACTAAACTATTATTCACCGCGCGATAAATTTCATCGGCTGAAATACGACTTTCGCCGTCCATCATAAACGCAATTTCATCTAATCCACCGAATATACGAGTGCATCCACGCAAGCCTGAGGAGTTACTATTTTGACTCTTGAGGATGATGAAAATATCAGGATGTTCGTTAAGGATCTTTTGGTTTGACTCATCGTATTCCCAGCGTTTCATGCCTTCGGGCATTGCTTGCAGCCGTTGCTGATCCTTAACCCAAGGCACAAATCGACGGAACCATGGACTATCTCGACGAAATGCCAAAAACTTGGCCCAAATAGTATCCTTACTTTGGGCTTCGTTAGACGCTAAAAAACCCATTTCTATCGGATCACTGACAGTTAACCCTAAATAACCGCGCAACCCGCCCGGATGGGACAGACCGATCGTAATGAGACGGTGCTCAATAAACGTGCCTGCCAGAGCCGCCGTGATTGATTTTCCTGCGCGCTGCCCGCAAACAAGATGCATTTGGTTGATGCGTTGAAATTTTCCGTCGATGATGAAATCCGTTCGAGTATGCCGGCACTTAGGGCACACGTCATCGTCGTGGTCTGCTGACCATTCTAGTAGGCATTCGCTTTGCAAGTAGTCCTTGGACTTGTTCCAACAATCGACCGCTGAAGGGTCTTGCGCATTACAGTTTGGACATCGAAGCTGAAACACGTCCCTGATTACTTGATAGCATCTCGTGTACTCATACAATGAGGGCGAATTCAAATATTCACGATCGACAACCCATTGAATCACATTTGGAGCAGGAACTTTGAGATAAGCACGCTCAGAGTCTGTGCTGTTGGCCGATTTGACTCCACCACCACTCAGCGATGCCTTGATCGCCTCAGTGAAATCAAATGAAAATAGCTCATCACTTTCCATTGGTGACTCGTGCAACACCAGCCCGCGCATCACCAATATATCTTTGAAGCAGAGTTCTCGCAAGTTGTGGCTCTGCCTCAAGTAATGGAATAATAGAATCAAGGTTCGACAACAATGTTGTGAGTACTGCCTCTAAGCCCCCAATCATTTTATGCGGGTCTTGTTGTGCGCAACGTCCAAAAATGCCTTCACTGACTAACGGAACCTGGGTCTGTTCAGGCATTTTTAGCGCTGATGGTAGTTGATACCAATGGCGCCGATCTGGAGGCGTGCGCCACAGGGTCGCAGCCTTAACTACATCATCAAAACTCGATTGTGCCAAAATTCGCGGCTGCCCATCATGCATGAACAACTCAGGCGGGTATATAACACCATCGCGAATGATCATGGGAATATCAATGCTCTGCTTAATTCCACTCAAGCTCCGAATGCGTGCGTGAACCCAAGCCACCTTATGGGGACGTACGTCGTGTGTTGCGATATAACGTATCTCAACTTGACTCCCAAGCATGTTAAAGTCGCCCAGCGCGGCACGCGCCATTTGAACGGCGAGAACTGCAACTTGGTCCTGACCAATCGGAATTGGATTCATTAAAATTTCCTCCAAAGGACTAGAGACACATCGCCTGCCGGAGTAACGCCTATGTTGGTAGCACTTGCAACACCCTGCAGTACAAACGCCTCAGCTAATTCAGCCAGCCCCTCACGCCGAGAGTAGTAATCAAAAGCATGCGTCGCCTCTTCAGTCGGTAGCGCCATACCAGCGATCCACTCAGCAATGTCATCATCAAGGACGAGTGCAGACATCAAATCACCGCGAAGGGCGTCACGACGCCAATTAAGATGTCGGCTGAGTGAACTAATGGCATCATCTGCCACGGCATGCTTTAACGGTTCAACCTCATCCTGCGTGATTGGATCTTTGCCGAGCTCCCAACGGACATATTTGGAATCATGCTGATCGACGAGTGGACCTAACATTGGGTCTGCGTGTTGATAGCGTTCGTATGCAGGGACCGTTGTTGGATTGTCTAGTTCATTCGGAATTGTAATAATGTAATCAACGACAGCATCCTTGTTTAGTGCTCCTAAGGCACTTCCGCCAAGAACTTCTAAAACATAATCACAGGTTGGATGTGACCATGTGTCATTCGATCCGGGCTGCGCGTTATGTACAATTTTTACGACTTTACCGGCCGAAATAAAAATAAGGTCAATAGGATAGGACACTGAACCCATATGAAACGCAGCGCTAGCCCTAGGTGGTATAGGAAATAGCATCCCCTCACCTTGAGCCAACTTTGGCATGTCCTGCAGGCCACGACGCCGTTCAGCATCAGACTCAACGACTCGGCAATGATACACTTCGTCGCCAATATGTATCCTACCGTCTCGCATTATTATTCCGCGCGTCGAAATGTCATTGTACTGTAGTCAAGCACCCACTTACCTTCCAGACCTTTTAAGTAACTTTGACTAAAGGCCTTGATGAGTGTTTCTCGTTCAGTACGGGTACTATTAGCCGCATTCATAAGGGTGTCTTTTGTGACTTCAAACTGTTCAAGCAATGCCCCGAGCTTGAACAAAGCCTCTTGATATTGATGATCGACCGCACGTAGTCGGTCGATATCTTGCTCGGTGAGCGCAACTTCGTCGTTCATAGCTAGTTAAGGAGCTTATACTGCTCTTTACTTTCGCGCAATGAACGCATGGCAGCGTCAGTCATAAGCTGTAAAATATCATGATCGAGTACAAGTGTAAGGCGCGTTGCTAGCGCCTGAGCCTTGTCACTCCGAACACCCTGCAGCTCATCGCGTATTTCTCGAAGGATAAGCCCAATAGGGCCACTTATGGCCATAGCGTAACGTTTGGTGTGCTGCTCAAGAATCGAAACAGTCATTCGATCACTGTTACGCATCCTGCTCAACCCCTCCAAAATGCTCTTAGCGTTGGCGATCATTCCAGACCACGTGTTTAGTTTCTGGAATCCATGACTGCCATCTTCGTTTTGGAAGGCCGTTGGATCCGCGTCTAAGGATTCAATACGCCTGAGCAGTTTTTGGAAGAGATTAACCATGTTATGGTAATCACTATCATTTTGCCCTAACGGCAAATTATGATAATTACTATTAAGTAGGCTATCAGCGTCCTGTGCAAGACGCTCTAGTCTCGCCTCTACAGGATCCGGCAAGTCAAACTCACCACCAGTATCTTGCAATTCGTCCCAATTAACATGACTCGCTAGGTGCCGCCCGAATGACCGTATTGAGGGCCTAGGTATGTTGTACGAAGCAAACACCGCTTCCAGGCTGGTGTATAGGGCGTATTCTCCTAAACCCTCATCTCGGTGCTTTCGATGGATGAGCTTCAGCAATCCACGCTGGACACCGACTAGCCGACATATCTTGCACTTAGGCGCATAAATCAGCTCTGGAAACCCAATAACACCCTGCCCGGCAGTTAACGACATAACTCAATCAGTCCCCGTCGATGCATACTACGAACGTCTGAGCTTTTTTCAACAATACGTACTACGTCATCTTCAGGTAAGCCCAAAAGCGCGCACAAGTCCACATCACTATTGCGCTCAATCAAAATAGAGGACGTAAGTGGCACACGACGAAATGAGGGGCAAGCCGGTTGTGTATTAGTATTCAACTGAATACTAATGTTCTTATGTGTCTTGTTGATCAGTCTCATTTACTACCTGCTTTGGGGCAGCTCGAGCTTCACTGCTTCGAACGCGCACTTTGGCAAGCCCAAGCTCAGCATCAATCTCTTCGACAACAACCCGCCCAAGAACCCCATAATCAATATAAGCTTTTTGGCTCTCAAGCCCCTTAATGAAGCTGATTACACGTTGCTTGATCGACGGCAGACCAAGACCGTCTGCAGCTTCAGGGTCCCACATGACGTCCATCAAGAAATACCCACCATCACTCACTCGGCGCTGAACATGCATATGAAGAGCATGGGCATCACCAGCCGCTGGTGGCATAACTTCAGCCTGACGTTGCGCCACAAAGACCCAGGCTAGGTTTTGTAGACGTTCTGGTGTGCGACTTAATTGTTTGGCGAGCTGTTTTGCATCTCGCGCACTCATCCCTAATTTCGCCTGTGCAGCCAACACTCCTAGTGTCTCTTCGTTGGTAGGATCACGATCTTGGTTAAGTAGCCACGAAGCGGTAATAGTTCGCACAAGCTCAGCGTTGTGCTTAGTCACATCATCAATAAGATGTTGACAATAATCTTCACCAAAATATTCGCACCAATATTGCTTGGCCACAGGATCAACGGCGGCCGTCATCCACTCTTGCGGAGGCGCCTCTTTTTTCTGTGGCGGCTTAGGGGCAGTCTCCTCATGTTCTTGGTATTTTTTCTTTTCCTCCTCCCACTGCTCACGGGTGTAATAACCTTCACCGGGACGAGACTGAGCATTTACAATATAATTGCCACTATTCTGTACGTTTGGCTCATTTTCATGTATGGATATCGGTCCATTGCCATCACCATAAGGCGCCAAGTCACGCCCTTGCACTATGACAGGACCTGACTTAGCTAACACTGATATTGTGGCTTCGTCCTCACCATTCCATGCAATCGTCCCTCGTGTATTACTATCCTTCACCGAGAAGGCCAAGACGGTGCTATTTAAGTCTTCAGTGATTTCGTGAGGCGCTAGGCTCAGAGTAGGATTAGCCGCACACAGGTCTTCAAAGGCCTGACGTACCACTCCAGTACCGTCTAGTTCGGGGCGTTCAGTACCCGGTTCAGCGTGCTCCGGACGAGAGTCAACTGCGTTTGCGACAATCTGCAATACACCAGGACGCACGTGTCCAGCGTCGTACATTTTCGCGCCAAATTTCGTCAACAAATAAGCGTTAAGCGCGTCGTCTGACGGAATTGCATTGTGTTGACCATAATCAACAGTGACCCGAAACGTTTTTGGGTCAAGCCAATCTGGTCCGCTGCTTAGCGTCCATGTATTTGCGCCTTCACGGTCGAACAGTGTTTTTAGTTTTGCTCTGGCAACATGCTTAGGTGATGACGTCGAGTGTTGTAACATGCTTGTTGGTACAGTTTGATACGCACCATCGTCAATTTTAACGACCCATTGGTCGTTAATTTTTCGATGCAGTTCACCAATAACATGAAGCTTGTCTGGCGTGTAATACTCTACAACATCGCCAACGCCAAAAGCACTGGCAGTGCGCTCACCAAACGATTCAAAGTAACCTCCGCCAATACCACGCAGCGCAGATTCAAATTCTGTCTTTGAGCGCCTAATAGGCGCTTCTGGTGCAGGTTGCAGCAGAAAGAGGTCATCATTGATCATTTCAAAGCCCCTAGCTCATTCTTTAGTTCTTCAAGTTGTTTTTTATTTAGGTCGATTTCACGCCGCAATTCACCCTTCTCTCGGCCTCGCATATACGGCATTTGTTCCTCTGCTTTCTGAATGTGCACTTTAAGGTTTTCAATCAATTGGTTAATCTGGGTTTGGCGTTGCTCAAGCGTTTGCGCGCTCTTGCTAACTTCGTCCATCATTCGTGTGGCGTCATTCTCACCACTTGAAGAGTCAATTTCAAACTCAATGTCTGATAGTGATGTGCCTAGTTGTTCATCGCCTGCATGCTGTGCCGCCGGCACTCCCGCGCCAAAGTCGCCCGGGTCACGAGAGTCGCTGCCAGGCTCTGTTTTAGTGCCACTAAACTGACCTTGTGGTTCAACTTGATCATTAATAACTGGCGCCTCCAATGACATGGTTACAGCGTCGTCAGCATCACTATGTTCACCAAGAGGCGAGGCAACCAAGCTGACAAGCTCCGCAGTATGAAGCACGGCCGGCTTTTGCCATACATCTCGGGCAATAGCCATAATTTCGGCCTCGACCATGTGACGCGAGAAGTCAGTTTCATCGCCATAACGATCGAGCAGTTCAGCGTAGTCTTTCAAGAACGCCGCAACAGCTTCAGCAGGTCCCATGCCCTTATTGCGATAATGTGTTAGCGCAGCTCTTGCAGCTTCTGACTCCTCAGGAGACAAGCGCATTGCCGGCTGTTCCAGCTGGGCCGTCAACGGCTTAGCCTTTTCCATTTGCTTTTCGATTTCTTCTTGTTGTGCCTGCGCGCCTGTTTCTACTGGCGCAGGTGGACCGACGTACGTTTGTGCCTGCGCATGAACACACAATCCATACCGTTCCTCTAAGATTTTCGTAGCACGCTTAAGTGACGATTCATCATTTTCATTCAAGTCCACTTGCAGTCGACTGTCTTTTCGCAATAGCCCAGTCGACGCAGGCAATTCTTTTTGAATAGCGGTTAGTATGCGTTTGGCGTTAAGTAATTGTTCACGCGCGCTCCGTCCAGGAACGTCACTTACCAACGTGTAACCACAAACGCTGGCAGCACCCGCTTCGAACTGACGGGAGACCTCTTGGGCAGACGTTACAAAGGAGCAACGCCCACAACGTATATCAACGGCTTCGTGTCCCATTGGATATTCAGCAGGTGAATTGCAACTAGCGCATACCGCTTTGAAGCGTGCGACTACGCCGAAATTACCCTGCTTTTCTTGCAACATGCACAAAAACGCCGAAATCGCGTCACCGAGTTCTGCAAGTGGCATACGCGTTTCTTGGCCTTCTGGTGACTCAAGGACGACTTCGGCGTCGTCATTGACTTCAATGGCAGCGCGCCGATATGCAACGCGCTCACCAGCCATCAGGCGTTCTTCAATTTCAGCTGGCGCAGGAAGCTGCTCATTTTCGCTAATTGGTGGCGCCTCTTCCTCAGCCTGTGCTGGAGGTTCATCGGAAATCGTTACGGTCAAATAGCTTTTTGTTTCAGGCTCCAGCACAATTACAGCTTCATCAGCTAACGACGAAGGCTGCGCAAGGATTTGTCCTTTAACACCAAACGACGCGAGACGGCGCAAAGCGGCAGCCATTCCCAACGCTTCAAACTGGTCAATAGGATGTTCCGCGCGCTTGCCTTGCGTGTATGCATACACCACAAACTTACGCCTTCGGACACTCTCCTTTTTTCCTCTGGGCTCAGCTCCTTGTGATTTAAGCCACCAAGCCAGCGCCCAAGGATTGTCGATCTCAGGATGCTTCTTCATCTCCTTAACAGTTTCTTCCCAACCTTCAGGAGCAACCGCCTCTTTTTCGGCTGGAGTAAGTTCGAGCGACAACGAACCTCCCGCTTCATCGGTCGGGTCAAGCACTGTGACTTCGAGCTCTTCCAGCTGACCCATAGGAATCAAGCCGTCTAGTGACAACTCGCCTTCTTCTTCGGCCTGTTCAAGGGTCTCAATTTCAAGCATTAATGGTTCGCCAGTGATTGGGCTTGTAATAATGGTCGCGGATTCTTCATCTTCGGATCCAGCCTTGGGCGCGGGCACCGGCTTCTTCTGTTGGTCAAGTTTTTTTGGCAATTCATGCTCTTCGCCAAACATACCACCTGGCATATCAGTGCCGAATTGCGCCAACAAGCTACGGATGAAAGCGCGCGCTCGAATGGCTGTTGGCTCAGCGTCGCCGAGACCAAAATCCTGAATCGCTTTGTTATATGCTTCTTGCGTACCTCCGGCAGCTTCAATGATTGAAGCCACACGCGTAAGATGCGCCAGCGGCAATGTGCAAAAACCGACTTTCATCAAATGAGCATCAATAGCAGGCCCAACCAAAGAATCATTATAATGCGCCTTGAA